AGCAAATGAACCGAGCTATCCCGGCTAAGGAACTGACTCCTCGTGAGAAGGTAAGTAACAGTCTGAAGTTGAAGCTGGATGACATGACAGTCATTAAGCCTAAGACTGAGAAGCAGATGGACTTCTTTGAGGCGTATCAGGCCAGTAACTACTTCATGGCACTGCACGGTGTAGCAGGTACGGGTAAGACATACATTGCCTTGTACAAAGCTCTGGAAGAGGCTATGGATCGTAACAATCCCTTTAACAAGGTGACTATCATCCGTAGTAGCGTTCAAGGGCGTGACATGGGCTTCTTGCCGGGAGATGCAGATGAGAAGATGGAGGTGTACATCCAGCCTTACCGACAGATCTGTAGTGACCTGTTCAAGCGTAAGGATGCTTGGGATCGGTTGGTCGAGCAAGGACATATTGAGTTTGTGTCTACCTCGTTCATTCGTGGTACTACCTTCTCTAATAGCATCATTGTCGTGGATGAAGTTCAGAACATGACCTTCGAAGAGTTAGATACCATCATTACCCGTGTTGGTGACAAGTCCAAGATTATCTTTTGCGGCGATTACCGACAGACTGACCTGAAGAAGAAGGATGACAAGAGCGGTATCTTGAAGTTCTTTGACATTGCAGGTCTGATGAAGGAGTTCATCCGTATTGAGTTCCATATCGAAGATATTGTTCGTAGCTCACTTGTTAAGAACTATATTATTGCCCGTGTTAAATATGAGGATGGAGAATAATGGCTAAAGCTAACGAAGGAATTGAAGAACTAATGATGATGATGCCAGAGCAGAAGGGTCTTATCCGTACCATCACTCAGCAGATGAATACTCATCTGGTATTCTTGGATGAAGATATTACTTCTCCGGGTAACTACCGTGATGTCATTCACTGCTTGGCTACGTGCGGTGAGAATGATAATGTTAATATTCTTATCAACAGTTCTGGAGGACGTACTGATAGTGCATGGGCTATTATTGAAGCCATGAAAGGATGCCGAGGAGATGTTTCTGTAACAGTCCTCGGAGCTGCTTATAGTGCTGCATCAATGATTGCTTGTATGGCTGATGAATGCTATTTTGCTGAGAGTTCTGAGATGATGTTGCACACAGCACATTATGGATCAATCAATACTGTACCTAACGTTAAGACTCAAGTAGACTTCACTACAAGACAGATGAACCGTTTGCTTGAGACTTGCTACAAAGGATTCTTATCGGACAAAGAGTTGGAAGAATTGAAGAATGGCAAAGAATTTTGGTATTCAGCTGAAGAAGCGCAGGCTCGTATGGTAAAAAGGCATCGTTACTTGGCAAATAGACATAAGCCCAAAAGACCTAAAAAGGAAGTAAATGATTCTACCGGAAATTAAATTATGTTCTAAATGTAAGCAGGAGAAGAGTGCTTCTGCCTTTCATAAATGTTCTAAATCTGCTGATAAACTACAGTCAAAATGTATTGAATGCGCTCACTTAGCTTATTTAGCTAATAACGAAAAGAGGCTTGCATATAAAAAGGAGTATTATGCACAAAATCGAGATAAGATTTTAGCTACTGAACAAAAGAGGTATAAAGAACAGTCAGAAAGATTAAAACAGAAAGCTAGGGATTTTAGAAAAAATAACCCGGATAAGCACAATGCTTCAAATGCTGCTACAAGAGCTGCTAAGCTACAAGCTATTCCGCAATGGTTGGACAAAGAAGATAAGTGGATGATTCAAGAAGCTTATTCTTTAGCTCAACTCCGGACACGCTTGTTTGGATTCGAATGGCACGTGGATCACATTGTTCCTTTAAGAGGTAAAACAGTATGTGGCCTTCATGTTCCATGGAATCTTCAAGTGATTCCTGCTGCGGATAATTTGAGTAAAAGCAACCAATTTGTAGAGTAAACGAAAAAGGCCACTAGAGCGTAAACTCTAGTGGCCTTATCTGTTTGTACTTACAACTTTTGATTGTGTAGTATAGTCAACACAGCAGCGATACCGCCTGCAATCCACAGGATAGGTTTAGCTACCTTAGCTACCCAATCAAGGACTGTGAAAGCCCCTTGAGCAGCATGGAAAGCAGATACCATGTCCTCTGTATCTGTCGCTACCTTATCTACCTTAGCTTCTACCGCTATCAGCCTCTCGTAGATTTCGTTATGTGATACTTCCTGTTGTTTCACTTCTTTGTCCTAAGTTCAGTTATCTTTTCAAGACTCCGTGAACCGAAGTAGGCTCCGAAGATCAACATACCCCAGTTACCCAAGAGAGTGACATAGGCTTCGTTAGCGTTGTAGCCGTAGGCAGACATCATAGCAAAGGTAAAGTAACCAGAGAAGATAGCGATTAAAGACAGTGGACGAATATTCTTGGACAGCCAAGAGTCACTCGCCATGTCTGAAGTCCACCTACCAGTTACGTTCTCCTGCTCAGTCTTGAACAGCTCAGTATCATTGGCCATCTTAGCAAGCTCACCGTCCTGAGCCATCTGTGCCAGCTTCAGTTGAGCTTCAGCCTTAGCAGTTGGATCAGGGATGAGCTTGTCAATCAGCTTACCACCGATACCTAGTAGTGATTCTAAGATCATATGTATTTGCTCCTGTGCAGCTCAAGGTGCGGATAATCTTTGAAAGACACCCAATCGCCACCACTAACGATAGGAATGTCAAAACCCTTAGCGATAGCTTTGATGTGATTGATCACTGGAATAAAGTGTTTTGCATCCCATGAGATTGTACCATCTACGAATACAGCAATATCCACAGCTTTCCCTGTAAGATGCCTACTGTTCATCGTTTGAGACTTACCCGCATCAAAGAGTTCCTTTTGGCGCTCTCTGGTGCGTAAGCCTTCAGTGATGGAGAAGTCCAAAGGAGACCCTTTAATGGCCTCCTCTATCACTTTCACTAGGTCAGGATGGACTCCGATTAGACGTTCCTTAGATTTGTTTCCGAATGAGAATGTCATTATTTACTCCTGTTGACTCGAAAACAAACCTTCTCTGAAAGCAGTACGAGTTTTTGGCCCTTGCTGTTTACGGGAAGTATCTGCTCTAGGTTTACGAAGACTTTCTTCCATGTCTTCAGCCACACTTAACATGCGTTCACGATTAGCAATAGCTTCTTGATAAGCCCTTTGATTAGCAGCTCGTTGAGCAATTGCATCATAAGCAGCAGCCTTTTCACGGGCCTTTTGAGCAGTCTCAGCTACCCATCGACGGTCAGTAATCTTAGCAGCAACTTCTTTATCAGAAAGAGATTTGAAACCCGGAGCAACTTCTGAAATATCAACACGGGTTCGATCCCATGCTACTTTTTCTGCTGCCGTAAAATCAAACTTCTTGCCTTCAGTGACTTTAGTAGCTGCTGATTCCAAAGAAGAACCAAAATTACTAAAGGTTTCAGGCGTTGCTCCTTTAAGACCTTTTGAAATTTCAGGAGCGCCTGTTAAAGGATTAATTTGAAGCTCCACCGCACCTTTAGTAGGCTGTCTTGCTGCTGCTTCTGCCGCTGCTGCTTGTTGCTCAGCTTGTTGTCCAAGAGTACGTGACATTTGAGCAGCCCTTTGACGCTCAGTTGCCAACGTCTCCATAGTGCCCCCTCGTCCCAACTGCAATAAACCTCCTGTTTCAGGCCCAACAAAGGTAGCACGGGGAGGATATTGGTTTGGCTGCATTACAAAGTTAGGACGATATGGTCCTTCTCCGGGCATTAATACTTCCACAGGAGCTTGATAAGGAACAAGAGCCCTCTCGTTAGGAACAGGAGGTTGCATAGCTGCTGCTACTTGGTTCACGGGTATCCGAGCATCCCTCAAATTCAAGCCTGATTGATACTCAGGATTAACCATTCTACGGGCAGCTAAAGACTGTGCTGTTTCTCCTAAGCCTGCGCCTAGAACAGAACCCAAAGCAGCACTGACATAATCACCACCAAGAGCATACCCGGTCAATCCACCTAGTGTACCCGAAGCTCCTGTTCTTCCTATCCTTGCAGGAGTGAACTCAGGAGTGGCTCTCTTAGTAAAGACATCAGGGAAGTTACCTGCTATTTTACCAAGAGAAGCAATATCGCCAGTTAGTGTATTATCTTTAGATGTTATACGGCTAAGTTTATTAACATCAATCATGCCTGTGTTAAAATCAGTAGCTCCTTCGTAGGCATAAGACTTTGCCATCTTCTGTCTTGCATCCCTAAATTGAGCCACCAACCGAGGGTTTGTGATATTAGCTTCAATTGTAGATTCTAAGACGTTAGCGATAGCAAGGTTAGTATCAGCCCAATCCAATGCTGCTAAATCTGCACTCTTATTATTATATACTTTCCGGGAGCGATTACGCAAAGTCTGGATATTCTTTAACAGTTCAGCTCCTGTCAAACCTGTTTCAAGTTTCTTGCCAGCATCGTCAATAACAGCATTAATAGCTTTTGAGAATTTCTCAGAGCCAATAATAGATGCATCAGGACGCAATCCATTTAAATCAGCACGAACATTATCATCAGCAACTATTGTGGGTAGCTTCTTGATTTCATTATAAGGTTGAGCTACCTGAGCACGGGCAGTACTAAAGGGGTCTTTGCTGGTTAGTTGCGTTGTCAGTGGAAGATCAAGTTCAGCTAATCCTACTTTTCGTATCTGATTCTTATTAGCTTGAGCAGTGGCATCTACGCCTTTTTCTCCCGCAATGGCTGAAAGAATTTTAGGACCGACTGTTGGCTGGATGTCTTCAGGACGTAAAAAGATTCCCAATCGTTGTGCTTCTTGTGCTGCGTCAATTTGGGGGCCTCTTTCGTAATCCTTCAGAGAAGCTGCCTCTTTGCGTTTCTGTAGTTGCTGTTCAATAGGCATTGTGAGGCCAGTGACTGCTTTATCTACTAAAGGAGCAGTAACTGTTGTAACAGCTTTGGCTACAGGTTTAGCCACTACAGGAGCAGCTATTGAAGCAGTGCCCAAATAACTTTCTACGTCAGCTTCAGGCAGTCCTGTTTTATCAGCTATCCATTTAGCTCCTTTTTGGAAGTTCTGTCCGATGAAATCCATCACCTTACGACCGGCTTCTTGTTGATACTCAGGAGTTCCTGTCACACCTAGCACTTTACCGAAGGGTTGATCTACAGCACTTACTACTTTTTCAGTGGCTGCTTTAGCTTCTTCAGGAGAACGTCCCAATCGAGCTAAAGGATAACCCACCATTTGAACTGCGGCAGGAAGAATACCTCCTACAGTTACATCAGCAAGAGAAGCTAAACCTCTTTTTAAATTTTCTCCTACTGACGTAGAGGCAGGCTGTACTTGTGTCTTCTTCACTCCTAACTGAGCGTAAAACTGATCTTTTGGAATATCCGAATAGAACTTCGAGTGGAAAGAATCGGCAAGTTGTGTATCCGACAAATCATTGTACTGTGGATACTGCTGTCGGATTTGTTCAATTGTTGCCATGTGTTTCCTTATTAGTTACGCCGAATGTTTAGAGGATCGTTATTAACAGAAGGTGCTGACCCTCCGGGAATTTGAGAAACCGCAGAAGCAGGAGCAGCTCCTAAGTTCTTAAATGTCTGCCCATACTCATAGTTAAAATCAGTTTTATACCTTTCTTCTTTAGGCATTTTACTCATTCTTTCATATGTCACGGTACTAGCAGTTGCTTCCTTCTTCACATCTTTCAACAAGCGAATAATTGTATCCCACTCTTGAACGGAAGAAGGCTTACTTGCCAACAACTGTTGCAATTCAGCATTAGACTGACTTCCGGGGAAGTCACGAGCAATCGTACGCACCAGTTGAGCAGTTACACTATTCAGGTATTCTGTGTTAGACAATTTGGCTGTGTCTACAGGAACGCCCATGTAAGAAGCAGCTTTGCCCAGCTGCAACGCAGCATTAGCAAAACTACCTGTGAAGGTGTTAGGCAACGCTTTCTCTACTGCGTCTAGCTTAGGAATAAGGGCAACTTGGTTCTTATATAAATCGCCTGCTTTAGACCAAGCTTCTCCAGCAGATTTAGCATCTGCCTGTGCTCCAAACTTCTCAAGAACACCTCCAATACCTAGGTCGATTTTCGGAGCGGTAGCAGTTTTCTTAGTAACATCTTCTTTAAACAAAGCAGCATTAACTTGAGCAACTTGTTCAGGAGTATATCCACCATAGTTAGATTTTTCGCCAAATTTAAGCTCAACCGCTTTAGCAATAAAATCAGGCTGAGGCTTGGCAAACTTATCAATAGCTTCAAGTTGGCCTTTACCTTGCACATAGTTAGCAATACTTTCAGTAGTATACTTTCCTTCTTTAGCAAGTGCGTGTCCCCTGCCTTCAGGAGAAATATCAAACTGTTTACCTGCTGCTGTAGCTAAATTAGAAGCCATTGTAGAAGTATCTAAGCCTTGTTTAATAGCCGCTGCTTGAAGCGCCTGAGATTTAGCATAAGCCTCTTGAGCACCTCGAATATCTCCTGCCTGCATTAACTGAGAACCCAGATCGCCCCAGCCTTTAGCATTAACAGGCTGTGCTTGTTGCAACAACGAACGGCGCTGTGTAAGCTGCATCATCTCAGGATCTTGAGCGCCGAGCATACCTCCGATAGCGCCACCCAAGCGACTAGCGCCTGAGTAGATACCAGCGGTAGCTCGTTGGAAAGGATCCATCTTAGCGTACTGCATAGCCTCTTGTTGTAAGGCTTGATCGCGCTGTGCCTGAAGGGATTCTGGAGTGATCCCAAATAAACTATTAACTACTTCAGCCATTGTTACTCCTTAGTTAAACCAAGCATTCTGATCTGCCAGCATCTGGGCTTGTTGTGTCTGCGGATTAGCCGTTGCTCCTGCTAAGTACTGATCCTGTTGGCCGTAGGCTCCCTGAGCTGTTCCGCCATAAGGGTTCATCCAGTTAGAGATACCCTGTGTCAGTTGCTTGTTACCTGCGGCTGCTGTCAAAGCAGTGCCGAATGGGCTGTAAGCGTTAGCTGCTTGCATGGCATTAGCTGCGTTGGTAGAGCCTGTCATTAAGGTGTTACCTACGTTAGCACCTGCTTGAGCAGCACGTCCCCCCAACTGAGCACCTAAGTCCAAAGCACTTTGACCAGCAGATTCTAAGCCCTGAGCCAAGCCGAACTGTGTCTTAACTGGGTTATAACCAGCAGAAGCCAAGTCAATGCCTGTACCGAACAAACCTGCACCGAAGGTAGTCTGTGCTCTGCCTTGCTCTTGTGCCTGCGCAGCCAACTGCATATCCTGCAACATCTGAGAGTTCAAGAGAGCCTGTTGCTCAGGGTTGGCTGCGCCCATCATACCGCCTTGGGAGACAGCGACACCACCACGGCCTGTATTGAACAGGTTCTGTGTCAAGCCTGCTTGTGCCTGCTGACGACCAGGCTGCAAGAGAGCCTGCTGAGACTGCATCCACTGCTGTGCAGCCTCTTGCGGAGACTGAGCCAGATACTGTTGACCTAAGCCAAACAGTTGTTGTTGAGCCGCCTGAGCCTGCTCACCCGCCTGCATACCTGCACCACCTGCCTGAGACAGCAAGCGATCACGCATTGCAGCCACTTCAGGGGAGACATCGTAGCCTGCTGACTGAAGATAGCCTTCAGGAGACATCTGGAAGTTAGAGGAACCGAAGCGGGTAGTGACACCCACTGGACGGAACTTCTGTGCTTCTGCTGCTACACGAGCAGCTTCAAGTTGTGCGTTAGCGGATGTCTGTGCTGCGTCTTCAGCAGAGTTACCACTAATAATACCACCTAATAAGGCTCCACCTGCTGCGATCCATGGCATATTAAGCCTCTACTTTCTTGTCTTGTTTGATTAAAACTTGATCTACTTTATTCACGTCAGTTTCCTCGGTTTGATGGATACAGAACCACACTGAATCCTCTAATGCTAGAATGGTGTGGTTTACATCTTTAACAATATTGATACAAGCAGGGGCTGTGTATGTCTCTACTACATCGTTGTCAAATAATACCCTGACCTTACCTTGAGCTAAGATACTCAAATGGTCATAGGTATGTTTGTGTTGGCAAGCAAGAGAGCCTTTAGCGAGACTCATCTGCTTGGCGTATAAGCCATCGCTAAAGTGATGCTGGATCATGCCGTACGCTTCCACATAGCCACTGTGATGTACGGCTGGAGGTTAGCGTTAGTGCCGCTGGAGCCAACAGTATCAATAGTGTGTGTATGGTCAGCGACAGAGCTAGTATTCTGACTAGACGTACTAGCGATAGGGGTCTGCAAAGGGCCGCCATCCAAGTAGTTCCACCCGTTATACTGCTGATATGTGTGGTTGTGTGCCCCTGCTGCACCCAGAGTGTGTGTGTGGCTAACAACAATAGCGTCCTTGCTACCACCAGTCTCTTCCAGAGCATCGAACAAGGTGTCAGAGCCGTTCAAGCCTACCATCACTCGGCCTGCACCGAAGGCTGCCCAAGTACCGAAGCCTAACAACGTAGCAGGGTTAGTGGTAACACCTGCGTTGATGTAGATAGAGCCTACTGGATACAAAGCCTGCATCGCAGTAGTCACAAAAGCTGTGGTAGCCAGTTGGGTAGTGTTATTACCCACTGCTGCCGTAGGAGCCAAAGGAATACCTGAGAAAGTAGGGCTTGTAGTGTCAGCCTTAGAATCTACAGCAGTTGCAATGTTATTGAACTCAATATCAATCTCAGTGCCTTTGACAATCTTTAGAGGATTGCCTGAGGCCAGCGAGTCTTTACTGGCAAAATTAGTACTCTTTACGTATGCTGTCATTATATAATCTTCCCATTCTTAGCCTGAATTTCTAACTTTTGGATACTTAAAGCAGAACCATTGATGTCCGCTTCGTAGCCAGTTTGGATAACTTTACCTGCACCTGTTGGGTAGGCAGTTAGTGTTTGGAGGGAAATACCATCAGAGTATTCTGCCCCTGTAATATTATACTCTGAAATACCAAATTCTGCAACCCCTTGAGCAGGAATTTTAGTGTTTTGTGAGAAATAGTTCTCTTTAAAGTCGTATCCCCACTTAATTGTGACATACTGGTTAGAACCACCAATCACAACCACTGAGAGTTTCTTCAAGACAGAGCTTACCGAAGGAGCGCCTAAGTCAGTATGGTTAGTAAAGTATTGGAAGCGGTAGATATTACCGTTGTCCTGATACCCTGAATACTGACCAATGTAGCCTGCTTTACCAATCAAGAGACTCTTATCACGAAGGTAGCAGAAGCTCTTAGGCTCAATGCTATCCCATACTGTTACCCTGTTAGAGCCATCCTGTAATGTAGCTTTCGTGTCAAAGCAGTACACAACCTTCAGGCTAGGTAAAGACAGCAGGTAGAAGGACTCAAAAGGACTGTAGACGGACTTCAGTGTAGCAGCTACTTCACCTGCAACGGCACTCATCAAGTCATTACGTACGTTCTTAGACAAGTCACGGAAAGGTGCTGACTTCTCTTGGATGGTACGCAGTACGCTGCGCACGCCAGTATCAGACAAGAAGATAACATCTGAGCCTGTATTCTGGATGGTGTCTCTAGCGATGCAGCCAATACCTGTCAAGGAGTCAGAGATCTTGAACACACCTGCTGAGAGTACATCCTGAGCACCTGAGTACACCAAGATATTGTTCTTACCGAAGATGAACAAGAAGCCGTTATGCGAAGCTAAGCCTGTGATGTTATCTGCACCGTTAGGCCACACAGAAGATACATCAATAGAACCTGTAGAGCCATTAGCCCACTTATGTCCAGAAAGGATGTCGGACCAATAGATCACTGTCTTCTCAGTAGTTGTCTCCGCTACCCACAGACGACCATAGGCAGATAGAACAATGTTACCTGAAGGGACAGTACCTGTGTAGCCCGTCTTCTCAGACACACGGCGATACGTAGTAGTACTTACAGCAGGATCGAACACCAGAGGATCATGCCCTACTTGGAACAGATACAAGCACTCGTTCAAGGCAGCGATCTGCCAGTTGTTAGCTGTGATTGTCGGAGCAGTACCGCCACCACCATAGGTAAGCATAGTCAGTGTACTGCCTACCAGCTTAAATACTTTGTTGTTGCCTGCTGCGATGGTGTACTCAGAGCCGTTGTCTATAACCAACTGACCTATAGCTTCTACGTTAGCAGAGCCTAAGTCAGTGTTGGTAGTGTTCTTAGTTACCCACCCTTTACGAGCACCCACACGTCCATACTGGTCAATGACACAGTTGACAGCGGTCAGGGCAAAGCCAGAGGCTAAGTCTAGTGACGAGTCCTGACTATTCAATCCATAAAAACCCGGGGCAGTAATACTGAATGTTTGAATAGGTTGTG